CGAGGCGGATTGCCATTGGCATACTCGTCCTCAGCACCATAAATGTCCTCATCTTGATCAACCTCTGTGCCGTCCAATGGCGCACATAATTCGCATACACGATCATCCATATTTGTATGCCATGTTTTAGTCACCTGGACGCCCGGAAATTCTTCCGCCAGTTGCGTCGCGCTTAATTGCTGCCCTTGCGCGTACGCACGAGTTACCTCGGTTATGGCAATGCGCCAGGCGCGCTCGTCTGAGAATGGCAGCAGATTAACAATGTCTCCAATGGTCATCCCAGGTGTGTCTATAAAACTCGCCACTGCCTGTTTTAACAAAGCCAAAGTAGCGTTATCTAAGCTTTTGACCAGGTCACCCGCATATTGCCGCGCCCACCCCAGCGCGTTTGCGTTGGCTGTTGTGAAGTCGAGCGTAAACGAGATTTGTTCTGCAAACAGATTTGCGCCATTCATGCTTCCCAAGATAAGCACTTGTAATATCTCGGAGATAAATTCCTCATCGGTCAGGTCGGCAGTCAGCATTTCATCCATATTGGATAGTGCCTTCCGGCCAGGATATTGCATATACAAATGTTGCTTGATTTTTTCGGCTTGGCGCCAGAAGTGTCTCCTGATAATCGCCGCCAGACGCGCGTCCATCCGGCTTTTTTGCATGTGGCCTGGTTCGCGCTTATCCCGCATGATTAGATTGGCCTTGACTGCCACGCCCAACGCGGCCAGGTCAGTCATCAGCGTGAGCGGTACAATAACATCGTTCTCTCTGCACCACAGCACGGCTTTGGCTAACGCGGTTTGCAGCGCGGATTGCAGAGAAGATGTCACAGCGCGGTTATCTTCTATCCACTCCTGAGTGACTAGGATTTTATTTGTCATCTAATGTTGCTCATTTTATCTCGTTCTCTGTAACGCTTCCACGCCCAGCCGGATACCCTCCAGCACCGCCAACGCTTCCGGCTTGTCTGCTTTGACATCAAATACGGCGCGTATATCTGCTTCGGCCTTGCAGCCTGGCAAGGCGGCGTGGATGTTCGCGGCAAGCTCCGCCGGTATTGCGCTGCTCTCGAAAGATACATCCTGGCCGATGCGTTTCAGCGCCTTTCGCTGCCAGCGCTTTAAGTCAGCTTTCATTACCATCTGGTCTTCTGTATCGCTGGCAACCTGCTCCGGCATGGATACATCCAGCGTCGGCTGGGCGGGCGCACTTTCGGCTGAAATGTCAATCAGGCCGGTGGATGTCATTTGGATTGGCAACAGCCTGTCACGCTCATCGCCAAGTGGCTTATCATCATAGTACTTCTCGCGGATCTCGGCAAACGTGTGAGTCTTGCTGTACTCGGTTATCTCCTGCAACTCAAGTTGGCGGTCAACGTAGCGGATGTCATCAAACTCCGCGTACAAGTTCTTGCCATAGCGCGGCAGAATTATGAGCGTGATTTTCTCCTGCATCATCACCAGTTGTGGATAGACCGCGCGCTCGTTGAACGTAGCGCGGCCGGCCTTCGCGTTGGCCTCAGTCGCGTTTACATCGAGCATTGAAGCCAGGCCGGGCGCAAGCACTGACCATAGCTCCTCTTTATTCGCTCTGCGTCCGGCCAGGAATTCCATGTCCTTCTGCGATACTGCGTTCTGCACCCAATTGATGCCGCCATGCCCCACGCCACGCAGCATCAGCAATTCACGCTTGCGCGCGGCCTCGCGCGTGTCGGCTTTGATCTTCTCCCAGCGCCCGTCCTCGATCATCTGCTCGAAAGTCAGGATGCCTGGCAGCCGCGCGTTGTTTTCTTTGAACAGCCGCGTGTTCCAGTCCTGCATTCCCAGGTCGCCCTCGGCGACCAGCGAAAGTGCCTCGATGTCGGACAAGCCGACAAAGCGCGAGAACGGGTTGAATGAGCGGAAATGCACGATCTGCCAGGGTTCGAGCATGATTTCACGCTCGTTGCCAGGGTTATACATATAGCCACGCAGATACATCTGCTCATCCGGCACAGGCCGGATCATGTGAGATGGGATCATCCAGATTTCGTCCGGCGGCGAGTTCTCGTCCTCGCAGTTCAGCCACCAGTAGGCGTTGCCGGTTAGTTTCTTCATCGCAACGGTGGCATACAGAAATTCATAGCGTGAATCCAACGGGTTGGGCCGGCGCATCAGCGTCTCGAACGGATGGTTCGGAATATCGCGCATCTTTTCCCCCCATGCCCTTTTGACGTTCAATTCTACTAGCGCGGCGTCGCCCGCTACTGCGCCCACCGCAGCCATCACCCACGATAGTTTGCGGTACAGGTCAGCCTGATTGCTGTAGATGGACAGGTCCGGTATGTTGAACCGCTCGGCGGCCGCAGTCTGCAGCAGCCAGTCCTGGTATTGAACAGCCTGCGCTTTGAGCGCGGCCTCCAGCTCCTTGCGTGTCAGTAGCCCCAATATCGCCATAATGTCTACCTCCGCTACACCCAATCTACCATTTTGCCTGGGTCATAATTCGCGCTTATCGTTGCAAATGCGCCACTCGTGGCATCTACCATATCATCGTATTCCGCTTCTGGAAACGCGCAAATTTCATCCAACCAAGCGGCGTTCCAGTTGCCGCGCAGTAATTTTACCTTGTTTTGCTCAGCGCGTGCAAGCCAAGTATTGGCACGCGCAATTTTATCCGCTACCGGCGTGATGCCGCGAAACGATGTGGCGGCCAGGCTCGGCTCAGCCAGCAGCAGGTCAAGCATTCCTTTCTGCGTACCGCCTGTTTCAATTGATTGCTGTACGTCTCCGCCATCCGCCAATGCTGTTTGCGCAATAATACGCACAAGTGCAGGCCACTCCCACCGCCCACGCACGCAGTCCAGGATGTAAACGTTACCGTCCACATCCAAGCCAATGCGTGCGCCAGCAGAATAATCAGCCTGCGTCTTGACCGATGCGGCTAAGTCCCAATGCCGCGCTTGCGTTACTAGCGCTGGATGCCTTTCCACAATCTCGAAGTAGGTTCTGAAGAACATTGCTCCGATCAGTTGTACAAATTCCGCGCCATACTCCTGCCGGAACACGAGCGCAGGTAGTTGTTTGCGCGCGGCCTCAATTTCGGTCGGGTCCAAGAACGGGTTCTCGGAGGATGGTAACTGCCAAGATTTCCATTCTGGGTTGTCGCCATTCTCCCCTAAACGATATAACTCAAAAAAGTGATTGAAGCCGGCGGGTGTGCTGATGAACACCGCCCGTCCTTTGCGGTCAGTAAGAGATGGGCGGATTTCGGTTTCCCAGATTCGCGTAAAATCCCGTACATGTGCGCACTCGTCCACGATGACCAGCGAAGCGCCCTCGCCGCGCAGACCGCCCTCGCTGTCTGCCGACAGCGCACTCAACCAACTGCCGCCAGGCACGGTAAGCCGCCTCTCCCCGCGCCTGACCGTAACCATCGGTAGCTGCACACACAGTTCCTCGAATAGCCGCCAGCCAATTTCCGTCTTCGAGAAACTCGGCGCGACCCACATCACTGCGCCGCCTTGCAGCAATTCGGCCAGCGCCAGCACCACCGCCAGGCGTGTCTTCCCGAAACGGCGGCCGCAGCACACAACGCGGAAGCGCGCCTCAGAATGCGCTATTTCGGCTTGTCGTGGATGCAATGCCGGCAGCGTGATGTTCATTCCGGCTTGTCCTTGTCATCCAGCGTGCGCCAACTGAGCGTAATATCCAGTTTATCAATATCCGGTATGGTGATGGTCTTCCGCTCCGGCGCGTCCAGTCCCTCCAGCCGCGCCAGGCGTTCACACTGCCTGACTATTCTATCAGTAGCCGCAAACATCTCGCCTTTGTCAGACGATAACAATGAAGGTTCTAATGCCGCCAACGCTTTGAAGATATGCCGCCGGACAATCTCACGGTATCGGTCTGTATCCATCCCGTCAGTGGCCTTGAGTTCGTCCACTGCAACCCATAGCATCTTGCTGACCGCGCCCTGTGTCACGCCGAGCGTCTTGGCAATCTCGTATTCGGACGCGCCCGCCAGTTTCATCTGGAATGCCTGACGCCGCCTTTGCAATGCAAGCAGGCGGCGGGGTTTTAATGGATGGTTGGGATCGGATGGGTGCATGATGTACCGCTTAAGTGATTACTCTATACGTTCAATCGGCAGAGCGGGGAAGGCGTCTTGCATCCTCT